TTTCAATCATATCAAAAAACAATGTTGCTTGCTTTTTATCAATAGCCGTTTTTATAGGCGATTTAGATATGAATTCATCATAGAAAATGTAGTCGTAGTCATCAAAATCAGTACCACGATATTTTGCAAATGTTGATAAAGCACCCGCAATTCCATATGAACGTTTTATTATTCTTTCATCATCTTTTTGTTCAACTTCTTCTATCAAATATACTTTTTTCTCTTTTGTAATCTCAATATTTGTATTGCAATCTCTATTGATTGCTTTAAATGTGTTTGACTCTCTAGTCAAAGACATTTCCATTTCATTTTCACTAGTTCGTAAATAAATAAACTTTCTATCATTATCAGTAATTAAACCTTTTTGAATTGAATAGGATTTGCCGATACCTCGACCACCGATAAACAAATAAAGGAAATAATCAGTATTTTTGACTATTTCCCATGCGTTAAAATAAAGACTTTTTTCTTTACTCATTTTTAAATTTTTGCTTCTAATGAATAGAAAGTATTACCGCTTTTTGATGTTCCACTAGTGATGACTACGTCGACTGTAGCGATATCAATAGAATTCTCATTACATAAGTCTAATAATTCTCTAAAGCTATTCATAATCGTTTTAGAGTTTGTTCCTAAAATTTCTCCAGCATCAGTTAGAAAACTAAAGCAATCCATTTCTTCTACTTCTCCCGTTTCTACAGTAGTGATTTGTGATTTTGTAAAAACATAATCTTTAATTTTAAAGACGTTGTCTACAAACTTTTTACAAGCAATAGATGAATTTGATTTAGCAATAGCCATTGCTTTTAATGGTTCAGTGTTTGTTTCTACTACTTTGATTTTTAATTGTTTTGACATTTTTCTTACCTCTTTTTATTTCTTTCTCACTCACTATTTATGCGGACTTGTGACCGCCTATCTCATTTTTTGGTGTGACGTCGAATACTTTGATACATATACAAATACTGTTATTTTTTTTAATGTTGTGTTATTTAATTGTAAATTTTTCGAGATAGGTTAGTTTAAGAAAGAACCTATTTTCTAGGTCTTTCATATGCTTCTTCAATTATAATAATAATTTCATTGAATGTGAACCGCTTATAATATTTATGAATTTTTAGAAAATCATCTAAAGTGAAATTTTTTCGATTTAATTTATTATAAGCAGTTGCTTTACAACATCCTAAAGCTTCCATGATATTTTTGATTGTCAAAGTTGGTAGATCTTTTTTATATTCTCTAGTCATAGTTCTCTCCCTCTCTTTACTAAATTAATTCTAACATTATAGAATTTATTCGTCAATATCTTTTCTCGAATTTTCTAATATTTTTAATAAAGTTTTGTTTAATTCCTCAAATTTATTGCTAAATTCTTTTAGCGTGGTATTGTTATACCACATAAAATAAATCAGACAAGCAACAGCTACACCATTATTCACAAATAAATTAACCATTTCTTCCATTTTTATTCCTCGCTTTCTAATCCGTATAAAATTGATAGCATAACATCAGTCATTCCTAATGTATAAGTAGTATCTACTAACGCTATATTACTAGCATTTTCAATTTTACAGCCTTGAACTGTAATAAAATGTTTTTTATCGTCATTATAGTAGACTGTTTTTCTACCACTATTTATAAATTCAGTACCGATTTTAAACTTTGACAAACCGCCTTTTTCTTTTAGTTCTTTAGCACCACTTATTTTATTTAGCCCTGCTACTGTTATCCCTATTTTATTATTTTGTTTAAAGGCATATTTTTTAGCACCTAGCGTAACAAATTCATCATAGCCTTTTTCTCTATCATACAATCCTAGAAAATATTTTTGATTACCTACTTTGACACTATTTATTATATCATTGTCACTACACCATTCAATCATTTCTTGATTGATTTGTTCAAAAACTTCATCATGATTACCGACGTATTTAACACTATCCGTATCAATGTATACACAATCTAAACCTATCTTATCAATAGCTTTTTGAAGATTACTTCTACAAATTGCTGTCACAAATAAACCCCATTGATAAGTTAAAAAGTTATTTCTTTTACTGTAGTAATCATCTAAAGTAGAATTTTCTCCTTTTTCCCATTGATCGTTAAATAAATTTTCTTGACGTATAATGTCAGTTACAATCATACCGTAAAGCGAATTTAATTTATTTTTAGATTTCATATATTCATATTCCTTTTGTTCTATACCTTTTAATTGTGATTTTAATGTGAAAAATTCTATTACTGTATCAATTAACTCTTGTGGTAGAAAACCTTTATGAGAATAGTAGAAATCTTCTACACGAACATTTTCTTGATCGTATTCGTATTGATTTATAAATATTTGATAGTCATAATTTGTCATGGCTATTTTTATAAAGTCAGCTTCTAATACGCGACCATTGTAGCAGTATTCTTTTCCCTTAAATTTGGAGTTATAGGTTGGTGTTATAAATTCTTTACATTTCGAGTAAGGAATATAGGGAAAAGGAACACCTTTTTTTAATTTCACATTTTCAAATGAATAGTAGGCTAGTGTGCAGTAACGAGTGTTATAATCATCTAACATATCAAGTGATGTTATCGTTTCTTCTTGAAATGGAGTGATTGGATATAGACCACTTATCATAGCATAAGGATATGCGCTAGACATATCATAGGATGAAACATCATAGTTGATAAAGTTAGTTTTATACCGATTAGAAGCCGTGTTA